CCCTACACGACGCTCTTCCGATCTAAATGATGGATTTTTTCCACCATCATAACCTTTGTCTTTCTTATTTTTATCATAAACATATACTAAATCATCACCATCAGCGGTTAATTTTCCAGTAATATTTACATCTACCTTTTGAGAAGTATTATTCATATTAGATTCTTCAAGAGCTTCTTTCATAGTTTCTTTCATCATATCTCTTGGAGATACAATTTCCGGATTGGATCTTGCATTAGAATATTCAGCAACCCTTACTATAGTTTCTTTATCTAGTACGCCTCCGGTTTCTAGGCTAGGTATTTGTGGAACATTTACAAGTTTTATCAATCCTTTAAATGGTTCTATTCCTAAGAATGATATATCCCTGACAGTCTTTAAAGCTCCATTTATTGCATTAAATGGTATAGAAACAACTTTGTTTATACCAGCTATTAAAGTATTAACTACTGACCTAAACGCATTGAATATACCATCTTTAATACCGCTAAAGATTCTTCCACCACTAGAGAATATATTTTTTACACCATTCCAAGCATTACCAAATATGTTTTTAAAGAATGTTGCCACTGATGAGAAGATATTTTTAATACCATTCCAAGCGTTTTGAGCTCCATTCTTCATAGTATTCCATATACCATTAAATAGATTAGCTAAAGGCTTAATAACAGCATTATTAAACCAAGTGCTTACTACTGACCATATAGACACTATAATATCCCAAGCACCTTTAAATATTGCTCCTATAGTATTAAATAAACCAGTGAATAAAGAAGCTACAGCGTCTATTATTCCACCTAAGAAAGTTTTTAAACCCTCCCAAGCTTTACTCCAATCACCAGTAAATACTCCTGTAATAAAGTCCATTACGCCACTTAGTGCGTCAATGATACCACCTATTATTCCACACAAACCATCAATAACAGGTTCTAGTACATTCATAATTACATCAATAATTGTATCTATTATTGGTTTCAAGAACTCCCATACTGAGCCAATAGCTATAATTATTCTTGATATACAATCTAAAACTTTATCAACTACTGGAGCTAAATAAGTTTCATACATTGTCACTACCCAAGCCATAATTTCTTGAGCATATCCAAATAAATCAGCTAAAATACCTAATACTACATTTAAAGCACTTTGGAAATTATCACTCATAACCCAATTCAATAAAGAATTAGCTATACTATTAACAATATCTTGTATGCCTATAAATATATCAGCTATAGCTTGAATTATTGCTGTTCCATTTCCAGCGTTATTCCAAGCATTAGCTAGAGCCTGAGATAAAGCTCCAACAATATTGAATACATTAGTCCACATTTCTAAGATATTTTCGACTATTTTTTGTCCTGTACCATTAGTCCATACTTCAAATATAGAACTAAACACAGCTATTCCTAGACTTTTTATACCCTCAAAAGCATTTTTTAAACTATCTATAAAAGCTTTACCTTTGTTATCCCAAGCTTCTTTTATTGGATCAAATAAAGTAGCTAATAATTTTTTAGCTTTATCAATCCAATCAAAAAGAAAATCAAGTTTGTCCATATCTACAGGCTCTACAGTTATAGGCTTGTTGTCATTACCTGATCCAGTATCGGTGCTGACAGTATGGAACTCATCTAAACTAGATTGAGTATCACTTAATTTTTTAGTTGATTTAGCTTGACTATCCAAGGCTTTTTTATTAGCTCTTGCAACAAGATTTATTCCTGTAAGAGCTTCAACAAAAGCATTTACATAGCTTACAGCTTTTGAAAATAAACTAATAACAAACTCTAATATTGGTGCTAATAGACTTCCTAGAACATTCCAGCAATTTTGAATAGAATTGCTTAATTGTGTATCATAACTTAAATATGATTGCATAGCTTTACTAACCATACTAACCGCTGTTCTAACGCTTAGTAATCCCATAGCAAATCTTTTTATGGATTTTATTCCATTATTAAATGTTGAAGTAAAACTTTTACCTAAGCCTTTGCTACTTGATAAAGTGGCTTTAAATTTACTTCCTAAACTAGCTATATGTGTTCCAGCACTTTTTATTTTAGCTTTTATTTTATCAAAAGCACTAGAAATTTCTTTACCTGTGTTTTGACCTTGACTTTGCAACTTTCTAAGTCTATTTTCAAGTCTTTCAATATCAGCTTCAATCTTCATTGTATCTCCAACTTCAAAACCCATATCAGCTTTAGCTAATAAATCTTTTAAATCCTCAATTTTAGTCCTTAAATAATCTTGTTGCTTAGCTGTTTCTTGAATAGAATTACTATATCCTTTCATTTGAGCTTTCATTTGTGATACGCTAGAAGCACTTTTACTAGCCATATCTTTTGCTTGAGTAGTTAGATTTTTCATAGGCTCAACACTCTTAGCTACAGCCGATTTAACTTCATCGGTTATTTTTTTAATACCGCTCATAGCGTCAGTAATATTAGCCCTTATAATTATTTCTAATTCTTCTATTGTAATAAGTCATCACCACCATTCCTTTGTGTGATTCCTTATTATTCTTTTCCTTTCGTTTCTTGCCTCAACTCTTCCGTCAATTCTAACATTAAATTGACTAATTCCTCTCCCTCACTTGCTTTTCTTTCAAATACACTTTGTCTTGCTAATTCCTCTTTAAATAAATCCGGATAAATTTCTTTAATAAGATTTACATTTTTAGGATTTTTAGCTGTCATACCTGAGCCTATCATTTTATTACCCAAATTTTCAGCTAACAAGATTCGTGATTTAATTTCTTGCTCATATTGGAGAGAACGAGATTCTACATACAAAGCTACTTCTCTATAAATAGAATCCCAAAACTCGTGAGGTTTCATTCCAAATCTATAAGCTAAAGGTTCTAAATCATATATTAGATCTATATAATCTAGCCTTTGTATCCTTTGAACTCTTCCGCTACTACTTCTCCCATTACTTTTTCCGCTGTATTGGTAATTACTTGATTGATGTCGAAGCTGGCTAGCGGATTGTCCATTTGAGCCTTTATTTCTTCCTCCGTCATCTTTTTGCCGAAAAAACTTTTATCATTTATCTCCTCAGCTAGTAATTTATATATAGCTTCATAATCAGTTTCATTCTCATTAACATAAGCTTCCATCATATCATAAACTTTGTTAGAATCGTTATTTAATTCTTTCTTTGTTTCGTCATCAGCAAAGCTTAAAAGAGCGTCAGCTAAGAACTCAAAATCTACATCGTTTAGAGCCTTAAAAAAAGCGTCCCTTAAATTTTTAACCTTTAATTTTTTATTCATAGAAACTATTTTTTTCATAGTTGCTGTAAATGAATATTCTTTATCTTTTACTTTTAAAATCATAATAAAACCTCTTTCCTTTATTTTTATTTTTTATTAGTAGCTTTTTCTACCTTTTTAGTTTCCTTACTACTTGTTTTTTCTTTTATTTCTTCAAATCTAGGATTAGAACGGAAGTGTTTAAGATGTTCCGCATTGGTAATATCCCAAACACGACCAGTTTCCTTATTTTTAAATTTAGCCATTATTTATCACCTATTAGCTACCTGATTGAGTTGGAGCTACTGGTAATCCGTGACTTTCTTTTACACTAGAATTTCTATATAAAGTTAAAGTATCTTTAATAATATCTCCAGCTGTAATAGTATCACCAGTTAAATCCATTTGAGCTGAGAAAGATTTAACTAAAGGACTTTCTCCACTAGCACAAGTAGATTCAGGATAACGAATGAAGAAATAATAACTTTTATTGCTATCAGCTTTAGTCTTTAATTCATCGTGTTGTTCACTCTTATAAAGAACTGGGATAGCTGGAGTAGTTGCTTTTTTACTACCTTTACTTTGTTCTTCTCCGTCCATATCAGTAGTTTGATATGTCACAGCTTCTGCTGGATCTTCTATTGCTGGAATTTCCTCAGTATACATAATTAAAGTTAAATCGGATTCACTTGGATATTCCTTTTCACTTATATAAATTTTAGTTAAAGTACCTGTTTTAGGTGTCATATATATTCCTCCTTTACCTATTTTACTTTTTCTAAACTATTTGTGAGAGCATTATAAAACACCTCATAATTTCCTCCGTAACGATGACATTTAGTGTTCTCGTCATAAAGGTTTATAGGTGTTCCTGTTCTCGTAAAATTATATCCTCTTAATTTACTATCTATTTCATCAGCAAGTTCAATACTGGTGGCTTTCTTTTTAGTCCAAGCCTCACAAGTAATTGAGAATCTTGATAATATTGGTAGTTCCTCTCCGTTTACTTCGTCTAATCTCATTGGAGCTTGTACTACTATACAAGGAAATTTACTATCTCCATTAGGATTTTCTCCTACTACTTGTTTCATAATAGTTTCTAATATAGTTATTACCATATCGTAAAACTCACTTACTTTAAATTCTTTCACTTTAATACCTCCATCAACATTTTTCCTATTCTCTCATTTACTAAATCAGCATTTTCCTGACGAGAGGAAAACGAAGCCGGACGCATAAATGGATATGGTTTAGTAGCAAACATTAAATAGAATTGTTTCCCATCTATTACTATTATTCTTTCAGGACTAAATTGTCTATCTACCTTTTCTACAGGCAAGAACCAATATCTATATCCACTTTGAATAAAGGTCTTAGTTTGTCCTATGTGTGGTAATTCAGCTTTAGTTCCTGTACCATATTCCAAAAATGGCGCGTGAGAAAATAAATCTTTGTTAGTATAAACTCTACCAACAACTTTACCTTTGTCAAAATCCAATATTTCAATAGGAATAAGTTTCTCATCTTTATTTCCACGCTTATTTTTCAAAGCTTTTTCTTGAGTATTTTTTAAAGAATCTTCAACACCTAATTTAGCTGTTTCAGGAAGCTTTTTAATTATAGTTTCCATCTTCTTTTCAAAACTTTTAAGATTATCTTTATTCCAACTTATATCAATCATAACTATTCTCCGTTATTAGTAATTAAAGTATAAAGTGTTGTTTTACCTATTTGTGGCTTATTTTCAACTAAATAATAAGGTTTTTTATCATTTTTAACCTTATTATCATCATCTACTTTTAAAGGACTAAAAGATATTCCATCACCTTTATCTATATTGACTTTTCTATCAATACGAAGTTTAACAATTTCATAGTCTATTTCACCAGCACTATTGCGGTTTAATTCGTCTATGTCTTGCTGTGGATTTAACATTTCTTCACCTTTATAATACCAATCAGTAGTATAATCACCCTTTATCAGTTTTTTTTCAGGTTTGTAAATGTATATTTTGGATAAGTTCTTTATCCTCATTTCATCACCCTAATAGATCTAACTTTTTGAGCTAGTTTTTCTTCTATATCTTCATAAGATGTAGATAAACTTCCCTCAGTAGAACTAGAACTACCCTCATCTCCTCGTAAAAGATATGCTGATTTAACAGCCTTATAAACATACGGATATAATTTTTCATCGTCTTTTGAACGATTAGAATTGTTGGAGGCAATAGAAATATAATCATCAATAAAATCCGACAATATACTATCGTCCCCAGTTTTAAAGTTCACGCTAAGGTCATCTTTTAACCTTTTTAGCATTTTACTTTTAGCTTCTTCTTTCATTCTATTACCCTCCAATTCTAATTATTTTATTCCTCAGGAATTAAAGCTAATAAATCATCTTTTTTCATATCTTCACTAGCTTCAATATCAAGAGTTTTAAGATAAGCTACTAATTCTTTTTTAGTATAATCCTTAATAGCTTTTTCTTTAGGAGCTTCTACTTCTTTTAATTCTTCGTAAGCGTCACTTCTTGCAAATTGCTTAGCAACTTCCTTACTATTAACTAATAAAACAGCTCCTGATTCTTTACATAAAAACTTTCTCATAATTTAATTCCTTTCTTCTCTTTATTTTTTTATTTAACTACGCTCTAGTGTAATATGTTTCTTCACTATCGAATGTAGCACTTGATGGAACAGCTGTATATTCACCTTTATTATAAGTGTAATAAGTTGTACCACTAGCAAATTGTGTAATTTTAGCTTCTGTATAAGTATAATCACAATCGTATAAGATAATTTCAGGTACTAAAGCTTCTCCACCTGAGTATGCGAATAATTCAAGTGCTATAGCGTCATCGAATGGTACTTTTTCAGCCCCATACTCACTTGTATAGTTTGGCAATGCTATAGCTTCTTTTAACATAACCATAGCTGGAATATCACTTGGCATACGATTAGATTCATAAGTGATAACTGATTGATACATACCAATAGCTCCATTTGATGGAGTTGTTCCGTTAGGTAGGCTATCTAAATAATCTTTTAATTCACCTTTATATTTAGTATTTACTACTAAAGCTATTAACTCTTCATCTACACCATCAACAAAATCATTTTTAGTCACTTTAGCTGTACTAATTAATCTATCAACAATTTTCTTAGTTGTATCTCCACTAACTCTTTCAACTTGGATACCAGCGTCACGACCAATTCTAAAGAACTTTCTATCATAGTAAGTCTTGATGACATCTTGAGCGTTTTTACTTCTCTTTTTAGCCATACCATCAACACCATATAATTTAAGGTCTTTTTCTTGTAATTCTTCAATGATTTCTTTGTCATCATCAATATTTACAACAACTGGTTTAGCTTTTACTTTATTACCCTTTCCGTTTGCTCTTGCTGTTCCTTTTTCTTGGATTACTGCATTTGCAAATCTCTTATACTCTACACTTCCTGTAGTAGGATCTCCACTACCATTTTTAGCTTTTAAAGCTTCACTGACACAACCTGATTGGATATTTTCAATAACTCCGTCAAGTGTTTCAGCTAGACTATCCATAACATCATCATTTAAATAGTCTTGAATATTTAATGAATTTTGTTTTGCCATATTAAATCACTCTCCTCTTCCTTTTTTGGCAATAACTAAACGCTAAATCTTGATACTCTTTCACTATTTGAAGAAATATTAGCGTTTACTGTCTTAGGAGTAGTTTCTTTTAATCTCTTATTCACTTCATTTTCAACAGCACTATCAAATACTTTCTTTATGTTTTTAATAGTAGGCTCTACTTGTTCAGCCTTAATGCTTCTAAAGTCTATAAGATTCAATAAAGAAACATCTACCTGAGTTTCAGGAATATTAGCCATCTTAATAGCTTCTTCTTTTAATTCATAAGCACTTAATTTTAATTCAGCTTCTTCCTGTTTTTTTCGAGCTTGTTCTAGCTCATAATTTCTACGCTCATCATCTTTCATCTTTGCTAATTTTTCGGCTTCACTTTGTTTAGCTTCTTGTTCAGCTTCCCATTTAGCCTTAGCTGTTTCTAAAGATTTTTGAACTTTCCTATCAAATTCACTTTGATAATTAGATTCTTTCAACATTTCGTCAAAAGTTTTAGGTACATTAGCACCTGCATTTTGGTTTTGTTGAACATTGTTATCAACAACACCATTTGAATTATTTGTGTCCATTCTTATTCCTCCTTTGTCCCAAGCCATTTACTTTTTTAAGTCCCCAGCTCATTACATTTACACAAAACTCCATTGTTGAGCCACAATAGAAAGGCATTAAAAAAAGGAATGTAGCTATCATTCCTCTTAATAATCATTATTTAGTGCTATTTTATAAGCACTATATCAACAATAAAGTATTTCTTTACTATTGATATACTACCTATAAAAGTAGTATAGAAAAACAGCACCTTATTTAGTGCTGTCATCTAGTATATCTATTAACCTTTCGGCTTCTTCCTGTTTCAAATTGATTGCTATTTGAACTATTAAATTATCCCATTCACTATCATTCAATTCTTTATCAGGGATATCAATGTTTTTTGATTCTAATAATTCTATATCTTTTATAGATAAAATCTTTCTAGGATTATTCATTTTTCTTACCTCTTCCCTTATATGCTGTCTTGACACTTAATTCTTCTATATCAATAGCAACCATTTTTTTATCTTTGAAGAAAACCTCACTATTATTTATAGGACTATACCAGTGATTAGTTGGATCTTCTAATATATTTTTTATATCTTCCTTAGTGATATTTCTATCTATCATTCTATCAATGGTATGTAGTTTTATTTCACCAATAGTTCCAAAGTCTTTGGCTTGAACATTTCTTAAATACTCTCTTGTATCATTTATTTTTTCATAATAACTATTAAATGATAAAGTTTTCTTTTTTTCACCTATTTCTAGGTCTTTTTTATAATGTTTTCCTATTTCCTCTTTGAGTTTTATTTCTTCATAATAATTGCTATTATTATACCTTAATTTAGCGTATTCTTCAAGGCTTTCAGGTACTTCACTAGGTATTATCCTTTTTAACTGATTATACTCGGCTATAAGCTCATTATACTTCATTTCAGTAAGATAAGTAATTGTACTTCTACAATAATGAAAATGATTATTAATTGGTGGCAAATTAGCCCCAACTTCTAGTCCTTTAATTGTATAAAGAACATCTCTTTTATCATCATCACTATATCTATAAAATCTATTCCAATCATTAACATAGAATAACATACCATTCATACCATCACACATCTTAGTTGTTCTATCATCAATTTCAGCAATAAATCTAGCTCTTAATTTCTTTTGTCCTACATCTTCACCAGCTTTTAATAATGATTTATTGGCTATTTCTACAACTTGACTATCTAAAGCACCGCTTATTTTATCATCATTTATAGAAATATATCTATTTTGTTGCTTTTTTAAGATGTTTTTAAACACATCATCTTCTATATTAGGCTTTTTATTTTGCTGTAATTGGATAATAGTTTGTCTTTCTATTTCTTGAGCGTTAGTTAGTGCTAAAGCTTCAATATATGTTATCCAACTACTACCTTTTACATTAGGTAAACATAACATAGACCATATATATTCCCAAGTTAAACTCCATTTTTTCTTTTTAGTAGGTTTTATTTCATCAATACCTTGTTTATATAAATCTTGTCCTATTTCAGTAAATAAGACTTCCTCATATTCGTCTAACTGACTTCTTTCTTTTACAAAAGCACCCCACAATAATATACTTAACATTTCTTGATTAGTAATATATCTCTTATTTAGAATTTCTATAACTTTATATTCAAAATATCCTTTTAATAATTCAAGTTGTTTCCATTCATCAACAACCCTAGATAATTTTTTCCTTTGGTTATTAGAAATAGGCTTATTTAGATCCATATAATTAAAATTAATACCATTAAATATATCTTGTATATTATCTTGAGTTTTTAAATTAGTCTTTTTATAAATTCTAAGATAATCTTTTAATTTTAAATCAGTGTAATTCCATCGGTTATTCAGGATAGTTTTATTATCCATTATATATCACCTACTTTTCTTGGCTATTTTGCACACTTGCGTCTTGATTAGTATTAGACGCATTTTTTGTTTTTTTTGCGTCTTGATTATTGTTTTCTTCTGCTTGAGCGTCAGCTCCATCTTTACCGAAAGATTCAATCTTTTTCATATTTGCTTCAAGATTTTCTTCACTTTGTGTTTTCATTTTTTCTATTTCACTTGAAGCGTCTAACTCATCAGGTAATAAGTTGATGACAGTTTCATCACATACTAATCCTCTTAATGATAAAGCTCTATCAGTTTCGGCTTTCTTATCAGTAGGCATATTTCTTTGAAGCTTTATTTTTAAGTTTCTAAAGTCATATTTTGTACCTTTTTTTAGATTAATTCTAGTAGTAAAGGCTTCCCACATAGCTAGTAATTCTTTTCTAACTGATTTATCTAAGTAAGTGATAGATTGTTCTAGTGGAAAGAATTTCTTTTCTAGTGCCGAGCTATTATCGGCATTAGTAAACCCTAAATCATTAACATTAGGACAACAACTAACCATAAATATTAAATCTATAAGTGTTTTCTTATAGTTTTCTAAAGCACCATCATTGATATTTTTTTCTACCCATTCAATACTTCCACCCTCACCGGCATAGAATACAGGAGCTTGTAATACTACTTCATCTTCCTTTTTTCTCTTTTCATTAGGTATCCATATAATATTACCCTCTTCATCGTGTTCTATTTCTCCGTTATCATCTCTTTTTTCAATTAAAGTATCTTCTCTAGGTTCATAACCAGTCACCATTAGTTTTGCGTCATCATTGTATTGGAAAGTATTACCTGAGTTCTTCATAACTCTTTCATATTTAGCAATACTAGGTTTTGCTAATTCAAAACAAGCTAATCCATCAGGATTTTCTATTGCTATACAAGGAACACAACCCCAGTTGATCGTTTCTCTTGCTTCTTCATCTTCTCTAAAGTCATCACCTTTTAATTTACTATTTTTAAAATAGTATTTACAATCTTCGGTAGTGACTACAACCATATCAAACTTTTCACCTTTTTCATCAGTTTCTTCCCAAGTTCTTAATAAACCTATTTTTTTAACTGGTGTAGAATAATCATAAATAGCTATTGTTTGTCTTGCGTCAACATTTGCATATACTATTTCATTATCTTCATTTTCATACCAAATACCATAACCAGCCGACAAATCATTATAACTTTGTATTAAATTATAATAAAAAAAGGAATCATCATTGTAATTCCTTATATAATCAATAAATGTTTGATATTCTTTTCTATCATTGTCTTTGGCATTGAATAATTTATTAAATAATTTAGTTAGAATAGCTTGTTTTTCTTTCGTTGGCATTTCTTCTACTTGATATATAGGAGCTTTACCTCCGGCATATCCATTTATCATATTTGATATAGCAAATTCAAACGCCACTTTAGTTTCTTTATCATTTTCAGCTACCAAACCTGATGGACTATTTTTTCTTACTTTCATTCTATATAACTTTTTTCTTTTATTCCACTCAGGCTTAGCTGATTCTAATATTGTAGCTATATTTTCAGCTTTAGTTATATATTCTTTATTATATTGCAACATAATTATTACCTCTCTTCCTTTTTACGCTACTTTCGTATTTCCAAACGATGAACCTCTTTCACCAACTGTCTTATCATAAATACCAGCTAATACATCAGCTCCATCATCGTGAGCATTTTTACCTTTCTTTTGGTATCTAGTAATATGTTTATAAAATTCTTTCCATCTATTAGCCCAATTAAATGGAAAATAGATATGTTCCATAACCCAGTGAGAACTAGATAATATTCTAGCTTGTTTATTTGCTGTTTGAGTAAATGGTTTAATAACACATTTATTGGATCTATATTTTTCTTTTAATATTCTTTTTACATTTCTAGCAAAACCTCGACCACCATTATTAGATTCTATATATGCTAGATTTACATTGTTTCTATATAACATATCAGCACACTCCTCCTCGGTTATTTCCATTCCATCATCAGTAAATAAAACATCTAATATATATGGTTCTTTATCTAATAATCCATATACTACACCACACAAATAATCATCACCGGTATCAGCTGTATCTACATAAGCGTAAATAGTACCAAATCCGGGACTAACTTGATATGTTTTAAGATTCTTGTATAGTTTACCTTTTTCATCAATACATACTTGATTATAATTGGCTTCAACTATATCTTTATTCATCTCTTGAGTTTTAAATTCAAAATCTTCTCTATTTAATACTTCTTCACAAAGCATAGAACCATCATCTTGAATTGCTTTATAATTGATATGAATAACATTTCCATCATATTTATCTAAAACAAAACCAGCTAAATCATTGGTAGACCATCTAGTCATAACTATTATAATTTTAAAGCCTGTTTCAGTTCTTGATAACATTGTATTAGTAAACCAATTTTGGTGTTCTTCTAATAATAATTCATTGTATGCTTCTTTATCAGTTTTGATTAAGTCATCTATTATCATTAAATTACAGCCAAATCCTGTAGCTGTACCTTTTGGAGATGTTGCTAAATAGTTTGCTTCTTCATTTCCCTCTAAAGCCCATTTTTTCATCGAAGCTTCACCATACTTGACTTTTACATTAGGAAATATTTTATTAAATATTCCGTCCTCTTCTTGTATAGCGTCCCTTACAGCTTTAGCAAAAGTTCCGGATAGTATTTCATTATAACTACCGGTCATTATCTTATAATGTATATTTCTACCTAAACACCATTGAACAAACAAAGTAAGTGTTCTACTTTTTCCGTGTCTAGGTGGCATATTTACTACCAATACTTTTTTTGGTGAATTTAAAAAAGATTGTAATTCATTACAAAAATCTTTTAAATATTTTCTATCTTCTTTATAAAAGTCAGGAGCTTTTATTTTACAATATTCCCAAAAACTACGCCTTGCTAATTCATATCTTGCTTGTTCTTTAACATATTCAGGTATTACCACTTTTAATCACCAACCAATTTTCGTAATTCTTCCTCACTTAAATTGGCGTATGGATTAACTATATTATTATTTATTGTAGGAGCTTCATCTTTAAACATTCCTAGATACTTACCTAATAATTCAAGAGCTTTCATTTTATCATAAGTTTCAATAGCAAAACCTGATTGAGTTTTCTTATACCCAGCTATTACTTTCTTAGTTTTATCATCTAGGTCTTTTGTTTCAGTAAATATTATATTGTCTTCATAATATTCTTTTTTAATTCCATTTTCTTCTTGAGTTAAAATTTTATTTCTAACATTTTGACTTATCTTAGTTCTATCAGTAAAGGCAATAGCTGATAATTCATTAACTATATCTTCTATAGTCACTACAGCCTTTTCCTCTACCTTTGATTGTAGCTCTTCTATATATTCTTTTACCTTAACATTTCTTAACAATCTACTAGCACTAGCCATAGCTGTTTCTTCTTTCTTACAGGTCTTATATACATTTAGATAAGCCTGTGTTCCATTCATACCTAATTTTAAATATTCTTGGCAAAACAGCTTTTGATTATTACTTAACGAGGTCATTACCCATCACCTCCAATTATTCCACCTTTAGCTAAATTATTTAGATTTATTTCTATAGGTATTTTATTTATTGCTTTACCTATTTCATTTATTATCTCAGTATTATCTTTAATACTAGCTTTAGCCATTTTTACTTTAGGAGAATTAATAGGATCATTTATTGGATCGTTAGATTGTCTATCAAATATATTTACATCTACACCTATAGAATCAATACATTGTAATTCTATAAACACACCTAATATCTTTTCAAATTGTATAGCTATCCAATCAGTAAGCTCCTCATTTCTAGCCCAGTCACAATTCTCGGCTAGTCCACTCTCGTGAATAAATGCGTGTACTAATTCGTGTCTAAGGACTTTCTTTTTATACCAGTCTATATCATCTACACTGCTTTCATCTTTATCAAAGTTAGCTACTACAATTCTTTTAATACTAAAATCGGTAAAACCATCACACTTTTTTAATTGTGGATAATCTTTTTCTTCTGCGTCTTTTATTACTTCGTATTCCGTTCCAAGTATTTTTACTTTCATATCTAACACCTCTTTTCTCTAGTGCTAATTCTTCCTCACACTTTTTATTCCTAGGACATAGTTTACAGGATTCACTATATCTCATACACAACCCTAAATAATTCTTTTCTTTCATAGAATTACCTCTTATTCTTCTTTTCTAATCTTTTTTCAAGCCATTCTATGAACTCATCTATATTATTGAGGATAAGAACTACCGCTAAAAATAGCATTTCTAACACTACCAATATTATTGCAACTATTGTATTTAACATATCTTATCACCCACTTTTTAAACATAATAAAAGGAACTATTTCTAGTTCCACTCTTTTTTGTTGATAACATCAACGAATAAAAAGAATAAAAAGGACGAGCTGAGGTGGAATTGAACCACCAATACATATCTTATAAATATATATCCGCCTTTGTCAGCTCATATTTTGAGTAAAACAGGACTTGAACCTGTATCCATTGTAGATTCTTATGCGTACGCTCCAACACTTTACCAATTAAGCTATTTACTCATATTTAATCAAAATAAAAAATAATTATGATTAGTGATTTATTCATCTATCATAATTATTTCATTTTACTATATTATATCAGTTATTTTTCGTTATTCAATAGGGCACTTTTTCGGCATTTTTTCGGTTATCTTAAAATATCTCTAAAAATAATATCACTCATATAGTTTTCAAACTCAAATATCATCTTATTTTTATTAACAAAATACACTAAATCATCTAACCTTATTGCGTATATTTTCCCATAATCTAAACTAAAATTATGATGTCCTTTTTCTCGTCTTGCTGGTATAACAAAATCATTGTACCAATTATCTAAGAATTTTAATTGTTCTTGTCTTAATTTTTCATAATCATTTAACATTATAATTCCTCTATAAAAGTATCAGGAAAAATATATACTTTTAATTCATTCATAAGTCTTTTTTTATTGTCACTTATGGTACTTACTGAACAATCTAATTCTTCGGCTATTGCTTCTATTTTCATACCATCAAAGTAATACATTTGAATGATATCATACCACTTATCCTCTTCAATTTTCTTTAAAGCACTTTTAACTAATCTTACCTGTGATTTAGCCTTAACTGATATTTGTTTTAATTCACTTATTCTTGTTTCAAGCGTTTCATCTCCATAAACATAAGTATTATTTCTTTCATTAAGTATAAGTGAATTAGATTTAGCTGTTGGTATTGCTATGCCTTTTGCTTCTTCTTCTAGTTTCTTTACTTCTTCGTCTATTAATTTAATAGCCTCAGGTAATACATTTAAACTATATAATATTTTTTCGGTACTTTTATAAGATGATTTAGGATTCTTTAATAACTTTTTATTCTTCAATTCTTCCAATACTTTTTTTACTATTTCATTCTTAGTTTCTTCTTCCATTATTCACCCCTCCTTTTTCTTTTATGTTCTTGTTTTACAGCATTAACCATATCATCTAGCGTTTCTTCGTTTAAAATACCATAATTTAATAAATTTTCTAAACAACTACTTATTAAAGTACATATTGTCATTGTATTTCCAAAAAACATTTGCTTACTTGCGTCCATATCAGGTTGTCTATAAGCTAATATAACTCCGTCATACGATTTATTATATTTTGAATTATTTAATCCTGTTTCATTTTGAACTTTTAGAGCAAATTTCTTTAAGTTCTCATCTTCAAATAATAATTGATTTTCTTTAGGTTTAGTTATTTTCATTAGATCCTCCATCTAACCATAATCCAATTCCTAAAGCTAGCATTTCAGCACAATTATTAATATCAATCTTCCTATCGACTTTCTTTTTCATTTCTTCGGCTTTTATTCTATAAATTGAATTATTATCTTTAGTCACCTCAAATCCCCAAATATCTATACTTTCTCCGCATTCACATTCTTTACTATCAAATTCATATCCATAATAGAATCCATAGTCTTTAGTATTTAATACAGCATAATCACTTTTTATACATACATCGGTCATACAATCCCTCCTTTTTTATCAATAGTACTTACTACTACTCTTTCTTGACTTTTTGTATTTTCACAATAAATATATCCATTTTCTATATAAAATTTTAATATTCCATCTTTTACTTTTATAAGTATATTAATTACATCTTCTACAGCTTTCATTTTTTCTTCACCATTGCTAATATTTCCTGATAAACTTTTAATCTTTTCTTAGAACTCCACAAGCTACCGCTTTTTTCATATTCAATAGCTCCCTCTAAATAATTTATTAAATTTTCTTTATCAGCATATAATCTGCCTAATTCAGCTTGTAATCCTAATATATGTTTTTCTCTCATTTCATTAACTTCACTAGTTCTATCAATTAGTCTTAAATTTTCTTCTCTTAGATTTCTATTTTCAATAAGAATTCCCCTTATCCCAAAATCTTCAATATATTCCATCTTAACTTCCTTTTTTAATAATTCTTCTTGAGATTCAGTATAATCAAGATTAGGCAATATAGTTTTTCTTACTCTTCCAAAGCTGTCTAAGGAATATTCAATTTTTTCCATTACTTATATCACTCCCATATCAAAAAATTCTTTATCAGCTACCATAATCTTATTGGCTATACTATCAGGAACTATTACTACTTTATTTCCGTATAATGTAGGTGGCATTTTTCTAGCTTGTAATTGTCTATACTTTTTATTTTTGTTTTGTATTTTTCTTGATAGTCTATCTATTATTTTCTTTTGGTGTTCTATTTCTAAAATCATTTCTTGTTGAGTCATAAATATACTAAATACATCTTCCATAGGTCTAACCGGTTTAATTGGAGGTTTTATTACTCCACCTTTTGCTAACTTAGGTATCATTGTTCTACCTCTTGAGGAGTCCACCCCGTATTAGGGAATAACTGAGCTTGAATATATCTAGCTAATTCATCTTCACCGGTTTCAAATAGCTTATTTATTAATGTTTCACAAATAGTTCTAAACTCTTCTTCATTATTATCAAAATGTTTTTGAATTAATGCTATTGCAAAACTTAAATTTATATTTATTCTAGTTCCACTATAAGTTAATATTAATTCACTCATTATCTTCACCATCTTTCAAAATTAACAAAGCTTCTCCTATATATTCAATAGCATTTTCACTTTCCATAACATATATAAAAGCTGTACCTTGCATTGGTGCTGGTACTCCAACCATATATCTTATATCATTTACTTTGTTTCCAGCTGGATCAGGATTGTAAATTCTTTTTATATCTCTTATTATTCCTAAACAACCTCTCCATTTATGATTTTCATTAAATTGTACTACATCATTTACTTTCATTATCAAACATTCACTTCCTCGTTATCTCTTTTTGGATTATCATATTTACTAAAATCTTCGGTTTGTTCTTTTTCTACTAAATTATTTATCTTTATTTCAGCGTCTTCACTTAATAAATTTATAGAATATTCATCAACCAAAATACTTTCAACTTTAAAATCAGAGTTTACCCATAAATCTATATCTTCTAATTCAGTATCGGTATAGGTATTTAATATATCTTTTAATTTTTTTATCATCTTACTACCTCCTCCAACGAAAATTTTATATTGTTTGCTTTATATAACATATTTTTATTTAAGTCTTTACAATATTTTTTAGCTTTATCTTCTTCATACCAACCAGCTTCGGCTATATCAATAGTAGGTATCATTCCTACCGAAAACGGACTTGTTTCAAATACAATAGCTTTTACATACATAAAATCATCGATTTTTATTCTATATATTTTCATTAGAATCACCTTTTATCCCACGATAGATAGTTTTTAATTTATATAATCCTAAAACTTTAACATATCTTTGAATTTTAACTATTCTTAAATCTAAGTTTGAATTATACATATTCTTATCAAAATACATTTGATATTTAAAAGGCTTATTTACAAAATTTACTCTACCACAATCATAAGTAATAATATCTCCTTTTTGTATTAGTGCTAATATATTTTGATTATTTCCAATTATTGAATTTTTAATTTTGTTATTATTTCCTATATAAATACTCATATTTTCTCCTTTTTTATTGAATTAATTTCTTTGTTTATTTTATCTTTCATATAATCACACCAATCTTTAAATCCCATAACAAAAGGTGTTAAATTATAGCCATCAGCCCAACCGCATAATCCAATAAATCCATCTTCATTAAAAGTAATTGCTTCTCTATCATTAAAATAAGTTCCTTTTACTTTAATTTCAGCAAATACCAATTTCTCATTTTTAAAAATGATATTTTTATTTACGCCTCTCAATTTAGGCTCATTTATCATAATCATACAGCTATCAGTTTCAACTATTCTTTTATTCAAAAATTGTATTAATTTATATAAATCATTCATAGTAATATCATCATAAGTAATTCCACTTTTTTTATAATAATCTCTTGCTAATTCTCTATGATTCATTTTTTGCCTCCATTATATGTCTTAAATAAACATCTCTAACTCTTAATTCTTTTTCTAATTCATTAATTTTATAATTAAAATAATCGTCATAATAATCTCTTGAAGTATCATCTAATTTTTCTATATTTCTTTTTAACAAATTTATAGTATTTTTTATATGTGAAGTTTCCATTTCTCTAATACTGATTCTTTTTCCGTTTTTAGTAGTCCAATATCCTCTATCATAATCAGGCTCTAAATTGCTGAAATCTAAATCCCACATCATATCACTATCCATATTTATTCCTCCATATTCTCAATTCTTTGTATGAGCTTAACTAATTTAATACAAAACTTGTATAAATCAGCCTTGCTCATAGTTATCATTTGTTTTTGTTTATTTTTCTTGTCATTAAAAACATCTTCTAACATTTGTCTTGTTAATAGATCTATTGTTTCATCTAACATTGTCTTGACCTTATATACACACTAATATCTTTATAAGTTGTATTTTCTAGTACAAATAATGCTCTTTCTAAATACTTTTTATCAAACCAACCAAAGTGTGTTTCTCTTAAATGTAATCCTAACTTATTTGCTAAATATCCGTAGCAATCAGTCCTTTTAAAATTGGTATTTTTCCATAATGGATCAAACTTCCTGTGACAAGCCATTTTTAATTCTCTCAACTCTTTATTAGCTAATCTTCCAAGTGGCTTTTTGTTCTTAATATCGTGCACACCCACATAAGCTTTACAATCATCACATAAATAACAGCCACCATTACCATAAACTCTTCCGTAAACTTCTTTGTTAGAAGTATATCTAACTTTATCACTTCCGCAATTATCACATTTTACAGGAATATTTCTAAAGTCAAATATACATTCATTCCAAACATCATTATTCATTTTTAAAAGCCTTTTCGTTTATATAATTTAATAATTCTATACCAAAGCTAATTAATTCATTAGATCTATAACTTTCTAAATAAAATGTTTCTATTGAGCGTCCCATTTTATTAGGCATATTATCATCACATTCAAATAGTGTGACTTCTAATAAATCATTACTATTTACTCCTAAGTAGAACTTGTCAGGAATACTTACAACTTCGTGTATTAGTTCTAAAGCTTCATCAGGTGTTAAATGTAAAGTTAAAGCTTTCATCTTTTTTATAAAGTCCTCATCTAATTTCTTAAACATTTTATCCATTTCTTTATCAGTTTTTGCAATATTTACCATATTAAAAATCATAAATGCAAGACATACTAAATTAATAATTAAAATCATTGTTCTCATATCTTATCCCTCCTCAATAATTTTTATTATCCATTCAATAGCTTTTTTATAATTATTCTCATCTACATTTCGTGTAGTTAAAGCTGTATAAATGGTATTCACTTTTTTCTTTTCATTTAGATAAAGATTATTTATTGTTTTTAAATCTTTATCCTTATTTTTTAATTTTTGAACTAGAATTTTATTACTATCTTCCGCTAATTGTAATCTTGTTCTTAATTTAATAATTTCTTCTTCACTCATTATTTTCACCAGCTATTCTTTTTAGCTGTCTTTCAACCTTAAACTTATATTCATTCATCAAATCATCTTCTTTAAAATTTAAAATATATTTTAATTGATCTAAACAAATTGAAACATCAGTTATTTCTTCATAAAAATCAGCTTTTAATTGAGGTGTTATATCACCCTCTAATTCGTCATATTTTCTAGCCCACTTACAAATTACTTTTATAAGTTCACTCATTTCTTCAATCCATATAGGCATTTGTTTTTTTACTCCATAGTGATTGACAATTTCTATATTTTTTTTAAGTGTATTTATTAATTCTTTTTCTTCGTTCATATTATCAACCTCAACTTTCAACTAAAGTATATTTTTTATATTTATTAGCCCAACCTAATTTATTTTTGCTACTAATCCATTCATCAGTAATATTGTAATTTTCTTTTCTTAAAAGATATATTGCGTGTTGTAAATCAGTTATTCTATATATTTCATAACATTCCATAGTAGATATACTTCCATATTTCTTTAAATGATTTAACACAATATCTTTTTGACTTATCTTTTCCATTTCTAATCCTCAAAATCTAATACATCTTTCCAATAGACAATATCTAATCCACATTCACTAGCCATATCTAATATTGTTTCTATTAAGTCGTGCATTTCTTTTTTATCCATTTTTGAACTTCCATAAAAACATTTATAATCATTAAAGACTTTATCCTTAACTTGTATTTTTCTAACTAGCTGTATTGCTCTAAAACTTTCTCTTAACATTGATTCAGCCTGTGGCTCAACTAATAGATGAGTATATTTAGCTCCAGCTCTTACCAAAGCCTCAAGGTAAATATCATAGTCCTCATTTGACCTATCACCATTACGAGCTTTATCTATCTCACCTATTAGAGCCCACATATATTTATTTTGCTGTTCAGTTCTTTTATCTTTAGCTTTAGATATTACTATTGAATATAATTCGTTCTTATCTAGGTCTTGAATTAAATGTTTATAGTTTTCTCGTATAGTAAGTGTAATTTCAGTTTCAAAGTTTTCATTTTTCCCACTACGAGAATAATTACCTACAAGCTTCATATATCACCTAGAAAGGTAAATCATCGTCACTAATTTCTACTGATTCCCCAAAATCGGCGAATGGATCATTTTCTTCTTTTTCTTCTTTTGATGGTACATAATCAGGTTCAGGTATTCCAGCACCCTCACTAGCTTTAGTATCTAAAAATTGTACTCTACTTGCTAAAATATAAGTTTCATATCCTTTAGTTCCATCTTCTTTATCCCAAGTTCTAGTTTTAATTCTTCCTGTAATTCCTACTAAGCTACCTTTATGACAATATTCGTTTACATTTTCAGCCTGTTTGTCGTAAACATATACCTTTGGAAAATCGGCTGGTCTTTCATTTCCGTCTTTGTCTTTTCCGTTATTTATAGCTATAAACATACTTACAGCTGGTAATCCGCTTGTTGTAGCTCTCAATTCTACATCTTTAGTTATTCTTCCAATAATACTTACATTATTCATCTTCTTCATCTCCCAACATTTCTTCTAAATCTTTTAAATCTTTTTCTAAGGCTTCATTTAATCCTTTTAATAATTCTTTTAATGCCTTTTGATGTTTTAATTTTTCATTATCTTTACTTTCTTTTGTTTTATTAACTTTTTCACCTAAGCCAATTCTTATAGTTTCTTTCAACAAGTTTTTATCAACACCACTATCTTTTATTTGACGGATTAAAAATCCTAGCAAACTTAACATTTCAGGTAATTTACCCTCTATTCCTATTCCATTATCGGTTGCTATAATTTTTGTTTTAGCTCCTTTTAATAATTTATTTAATACCTTTTCATCAATTTTATTTTCCATTTTCATATACCTCCATAAATTCATTTAATTTTTTTATTAAAACCTCTTTAGGCTTTCTTTTAACTTCTACTACTTGTCCTATATCTTTCTTAGGTAGCCAAATAGCATATAATTTATCAAATT